CTGGATGAGGCCGACCAGCCGCGGCGCGTTGGCGTACTGGCTGATGATCGTGTTCCAGTAGTTGTACTGGCTGACGCTGCCGACGGCGCTGCCGCCGATGACGAACGTGCCGATCCCGGTGCCGAGGTCGGAGACTGCCTGAGGCTGAGGAGGATAGTTGGGTCCGGTCACGTCAGCGTCACGCTTATCAGTATATCTTCGGTGATCGGTTGCTCGTCAGCCTGACTCGACACGTCGTCCTGGTCCGGGCTGAACAGCCTGAGAGTACTCAGCGGCACCGTCTGGTCGATGCTTATCGAGTAGGTGCCCGTGCCTCCCGCCGACCCCGACAGCTGCGCCACGATCTGGGTGCCAACCTGGACCGCCGTACCCCCGCCGCTGCCGCCGACGAACATGCCGACGCCGATGGTCCCCGAGATGAGGGACGTGACGGTGAGGCTGCCGGTGGAGCTGGAGCCGCCCATCGAGCCGGTGATCGTGGCGTCCGGCGCGCTCCCGGCGCCGACCTTGATGGAGATGATCTGGACCCACGGCCCGAGGGCGCCGACGGGCGCGTAGAACCGGCTGGCGTAGATCGTGCTGCCGATGCGAGCCCGCGGTCCGCCGTCCTGCCCGGCAAAGGCGGCGTTGATGGCCGCCCGTATCTGAACGTCGGCATCTGCTGGCACGAGCGTCGAGTTGACGATGTTGACGTTGAATACGATAGGAAAGGGATATGGGATCTGGAAGTTGATCACGTAACTCGGCAGCGGCGGGTCGTACCCCGACACGTCGTCGTAGACGGTCACGCTCGTGTTGCCGAACGTATTGCAGCCGGGAGCCTTCTTGCTCCAGATCGCCTTGGCGATCTCGTCGGACGCTCCGCCCGCGGCCGCGACGTAGAGGCAGTGAGCCGGGATAGTCACGCCGCGAAACGTCACCGGCGACCCCGTCGGGTTCTCCGTGACGACGACGTCTGAGACGTCCTCGATCTCCCACACCGCGCCGAGAACGGCGTTGAGGAAGCCGAGAGCATTATTGGCGACGCTGTCGAAGCGTCTCTCCTCGAACTCGGCCCTCGTCTCTGTGTCCCTGCCGATGACTCCGTCCGTCTGGTTGATGATCGAGTCCCATCCGAGGATGGTCTGGTAGATCGTGTTGAGGTTTCCAGCGGGGCAGCCGATGGAGCCTGCGAGCTGGCACTCGAACGTCAGCGTGACCGAACCGCTCGACCCGATGGTGCCCTCCTGCGTGCAGGCGTAGATATTCCCGTCCGAGGCCTGCGCCAGCGCGCCGAGCGGGATGACCGTCCCGTCGCCACCGGAGCAGAGAGCCTGCACCACGGTCGGCAGCGGCGGCTTGCGCTCGAGGAAGTAGATACGGCCGATGGCGTCCTGCATCCGTCCGATGGCGTAGGCTGGGTCGACCTGCTGGGTGTAGAACTGGAACGTGTCGTTGACGAAGCCGATGATGCCCGTCATCGACGAGGCGAGCTGCCCCTGCGGCGTCGCCAGGCTCGGGTTGAGACCGCCGCCGAACGTCTGGTCGATCATCTGCAGCACGGCAGCGAGAACGACGTTCTCCTGCGGGCTGACGAACCCGGTCGGGCCGAAGGTCGGAGTCGGGATTGTCGTCGCCATCAGAATGTCGCCGCCATGATTGCGCCCTCTCGATCAGTGACCTGAACCTGGCCCTTGATCTCCCTGTTCTCGAATGACGATATGAACGTCTGAGCAGCCACGACCTCGGGCACGAGAAGGGCGGCGGAGTTCCACTGCTTCTTGACGTAGCTCAGGGGCGGAGCCAGTCCGAGGATCGTGCTGAAGTACGGCACTCCGTGCGTCGTGTCGTAGTAGACCTCGCCAAGAAACGTCTTGATCTCGCTCGCCGCGTCCTGCGCCAGAGCGTAGGGGTTGGAGGCAACGGCGATGTTGCTGGTGGCGTCGATCACCAGATCCCACGACACTTGATCGAGGAGGAGCGTCTTCATGATCTAATCATTCGGGTATGGATCGGGAGCGATGACGAAATCCATGCCGGCGATGAGCTGGCCCCCGGCGATGTCGACCGTGACGTGCAAGTTAGGGTCGCCCTTCTTCTTCATCTGAACATGCGTGTCGAAGCATACCATGTGGCCCTTGCCCTTGACGTCGATGACGACGTTGCCGTCGTCGGTGAACTGAATGTAGCTGGTGGGGCTGCTACCGAGGAGAGCGGGGAAGAACACGCCGTCCGGCAGGGCGTTCTTGCGCCAACTGCCGGGGTTCGACTCCTTCTTCGACGACTTGACGCTGCTGATGTCGGAGTCTGCGACAACGAGGAAGCCGAGATCGCCAACCTTCGGGTCCATGATGATCGCCGACGACCCAGCCTGGTATCGGTAGTAGAGGACGTTGTTGACGACGCCGTGGCTCGAGGCGTTGCCCTTGCCGTCCATCAGCTTGACCATAGGCTGGACGTCGACCATCCCGGGAGACGCGACCTCGCCCTTGCTCTTAACCGCCTTGATCTTGACCAGAGTCGCAGTGCGCGCCTTGGCGAGGATCTGCTCCGCCGCGAACCGATGCATATTGTTGTCAGATCGCTCAGATGACGGCGTCTGCTGTTGAGGATATCCCTGCTGGCCGCTTGGGAGTGGCATCTTAGTTTGAACCTCTCTGTGCTTCTATGGTCACGAACCATTCGCCGTGCGGCATCTGGCTCTCCAGCGAGTATTCTAAACGCTGAATGGCCCACTTGCCGTTCGCCGCGTCGCCGAGGATCGACTGAACGTTGATGTTCGTCCCGAACTTGAGCGGTCGCTTGTAGAGCGTCTTGACGATGATGCCGGTCTGCGTACCGATTGGATCGGTCACCATGCCGTTGGCCTTGGATATTTCGTAGTCTCCTCCCTGTCGGCTCCCATCAATCGGCCACGCGGCTATCGTCTGGTTATCCTCGCTGGTCCAACCGACGCGGGCCATCGCGGCAAGCTGTCGAAATTGCATAAAGCCACTTCCGTAGAAATACGGATTATTGAGAATCTTATCGACGCCATTGCTCTCGAACGTACGACCGATCTTCTGACAGATCGCGTTGGCGCACTGCTCGAACGGCACCGGACCCTTGAAGCTGGTGGGCTCTGCTGGCTTGGCTTCGTCGAGTGCACTTTCCATGGCCTCGAGTCGGAACATGGCCTGCGGAGCATTGGTCAAGTCCGGCCACGCATAAGTGATGTTGCCGGTGAATACGACATTCATGCCGTTGGTGTCGTCGCCGGCCTCAATGGTCACGAAGTTGTTCTGCATGGTCTGCGGCTGCGGTCCTGCCCTCGCCATGGCGACCATGACCTCGAGCCGCATTCCGTAAATCTGAACCGTCGCCGTGGCATGGTTGTCCGATCCCGCCTTGACGATCTTGCAGGAGATGCGATGTCCGGTGAGCGCCGTGACGGACGAGCCGCCCAGCTTCTCTCCTGTCTGTCCAGCGCCGATGCTGAAGCTGACGTTGATCTTCTTGTTCGTGAACGTGCCGGGCATCAGGCAACAAGATTAGATTCGTGAGCAGCCTCGACCAGGTTGTCTACTTCGTTAGGTGCGAAGTAGAGCAGTTGAAACTGAGTCCCGAGGCCGTCCCAGGTCGGATCGTCGCCTCCGCCCTGCGTGTCGAAGAACGCGAAGTCACCGATGAATCCGAGGTACTTCGACCGAACGATGCGGTTGAGGTTCCAGCAGATGACGCCCCCGATGATAAGATTGCTATTGACGAGTACATCCATATTGAGCGTGTAGAACTTTTGGTAAATATTCAGGTCACAGTTCTGGCCGCTCAGTTGAACTGAGACGATCTGCGCCGGCACGGCCTGGATGGGTATAACGATCATGACAGACCAGATGGCAGCGTGTTGAACTGTTGGTTAGGTGACGTAATCGGGATGCCTTGGACTGATCCAGTGTCGATGATGGTGGTGCCATTCGGAGCGAAAGTATTTGTCAGCGGCGGGGCTCCGTTAGTGAAGAATTGAGTCTGGTCAAGACTCGTTGTTGTCTGATTAGCCGCCACAGGGTTTGCTGTCTGAGAGTTCTGCGTCGAGGCCTGCCCTCCCGAGGCTGACCGAATCTCAAGAAGCCACATCTCGACCGTGATGAGACCGTTGCCGTTTGTGTTGGTGCGTCGGTAGTCGTAGTGCTGGACGTTGACGCTGTTGTATACCGCTTCCGGCGTGACGACGGTGTAGAGATTGAGGTCGCCGGCGATATGGTCGACTGACTGGAGTAACTGCTCTCGATTGGTCAGCGTTCCGCCGCTGGCGAACTTGACCCGCACATCGAATGGGGTTTGTACCTTGTCGTAACTCTGGAACGCGCCCTGCTCCAGCGGGAAGTCAGCCAGAACCCACCCCTTGCGGAAGTCTATGCTGAGGAACGTGTCGAATATGATGACTCCCTGCCCTGACGAACTGAAGACACCCCATCTATTCTGAAACAGAGATCCAGCGTTCAGGGCGTCCGACGTCAACAGCGTCGGCGGCAAGATCGAGAAGTTAAAATTGAGCGACGGAACGCCCGGAAGATTCGGAACGTTGACGACGATGCCTGGCATCACATCGGCCCCGTGGTGAACTGTTGCACAAATCGGCCGCGCTCGAGCGACTGGTTGGCGTCCACAGCAATGCCGTAGGCGTCGTCAGTCGGCTGCTTGGCCCCGTTGACGATCATGGAGTGGACGACCGTCTCCGACGTCGAGTAGTTGCCACCCTGCCCGTAT